CCCTCCTGTGCTGGGGGTTGTGACGCTTTGCGCGTGTGTACTCACGCGCACGTCACTTACTTAGATCAAGTCACCAAATCACAACACGCTGCGTGTGTAGCAACTGCATATTCCACGGCACGCTACCAGAGGCTTTCCTACAAGCCAGCTTGATTGAGACGACGCTCGATCGCAGCGACCTGGTGTGCCAATCCGCGAGCGATGAAGGCCAGCAGCTCGTCCATTCGAAACGAGTACCGGTTGCCGGCAGGACTGTACTCCTGCACGACCTCGAACCCCGCCTCCCTCGCCTCCTGCAGCAAGTTTCCGAAGTCGTCCACGACCTGCGGCATGGCGCCCCATTCCTCGCGGATCTCCGGCTGCTCGTCCCATTCGTCAAAGCAGATGAAGCCGTAGGCAAACGGGTCCAGGCCGTGAGCCTCCAGGATCGCCACGGCTCCTTGGACCGTCATGCCGATATGCTGCCGCGCCAGCTCCCCCTTCTCCTGCACCATCGTGAGCCACCGGTAGGCCCCAATCTCGCGCCCCAGCTCGATGGCCGCGGCGATCTCGGCGGCGGTCAGTTCGCGCACGGGGGTCTTCTCCCGCGCGTCCGAGGTGTTGATGGTGCCAGTGGCTGCGTACATCACACCCCAGCGGCGGCTGGCTGATCCGACGCTGGAGTAGTTGTCCGCGTTCGGGACCACCGTGCTGGAACTCTCGAAGCCGCTGATCAGGTTGCGGAAGAAGCCATCCGCTCCCAGGCGGAAGTAGTCCGTGGTGCCGAACCTGATGAACACCCCATTTGCATCGGCGCGAAGCCTGGCGTTCCCGGTGCCGATAAGGACGCCAGACGCACCGGAAAACCGGTTGCTGTTGCCGGAGAACTCCTTGTCGCCGCTCACCGTCTGGCTGTTGGCCAGAGTGACGACGTCCGCAGGACCGAGGCTGGACGACGCCCAGGAGGTGATGTTCGAAGGGATCGAGAACAGATTTGTGCCCCAGGTAGCCCCGACCGTGGCTCCCGTGGCAATGCCGGCCAGCTTCGTTGACTGGGCGGTCGTGAACCCCTGGTACCCCGCCGCGTAGGTAACGGTCAGGGTTCCCGAGGTCGTGACCGGACTTCCCGAGATCGAGAAGCCGGCCGGCATCGAGATAGCGACGGACGTGACGGTCCCTCCTGCCCCCGCCACCGTGTCACCAGCAGGCAGCTGGACTGTCTCTCCGGCGACGCGGACGAGCGGCCTGCGCTGGGTCACTTACAGCACCACGTAGTCGTAGTCGTCCGTGACCAGCTCCGTGGCGCTCTTGGCCATGCCCAGCTTCTGGTCGATCTTGCCGGTGTTGCCGGCGTCGGCCGCGTCCAGCGGCACTGCGATGATGCCCCCGGCAGTGCCCAGGTAGTAGTTGGTGCCAACCGTCAGGCCGGTGAGCGCGTCGTTGACCGAGTCGAGCGGGTAGCCCGTCCCTTCCGCATCCGCGGCGACGGACTCACGCACGAAGCCGTGGGCCGGGCGCGCGTTGGAGTTGTCGGCCAGGCGCGCCTTCAGGACGCCGCCGTCGGAGAACCGGTTGTAGAACTTGCCGGCGCCGATCGCCTCGCTGGCGATGATCGGCTCGCTCGGGTCTGCGCCCGGGTCGTACATCGACGGATCCAGTTTGCCGTCGCTGCCAAGGGCCGGGATCTTGCCGGCGTCGCCAGCACCAGCCGAGGCGATGACCGGCGTGTACTGCTTGGTCTCGCCGGCGTTCCGATAGAGGACCTTGTCCACCATTGCTTGCTCCTATGCCAGCTTCACTGGCTCATCGAAAGTGAGGTTCAGGCGGGTCGGCAGCGGGGCGTACCCGACCACGATTTCCCAGCCGGTGGTCGGCGGGGCCTGGGTGAGCGCGCCGTTGGGCCCGGCGAACACGAATCCGGGGAACCACGACCAGCTAGCGTCATCGATCGATCCGCCGGCCTTGATGCTGATCGCGGCGCCTGCATCGCCCGCGGTGATCGATACGCCCAGCATCCCGGCGACCGACGCCGCGTCCGTGGGATCGAGGTGGCGGACGCCATCGGCGCCCTCCGAGACCAGCCGCAGGGCCGATACCGTGGCCGCGGCGGGGCGAACCAGGGGGGCCAGCGAGACAACCGGATCACCAGCGACACCATCGGCGTTCTCGACTTGGATGCCCTCGCCGGCCGCGATCGAGCGCTGGTGCCACGCCCCGTCGCTTCCACGCGCGGCCAGGCCCATCCCGGCCAGAGCTGCCAGCTTCTGCAGGTTCGCCGGCACCTCGCGGACGAGCCTCCAGACGGTCGATGCGATGCCGCCGGTTGAGCCGCCAGTGCTGCCCCCCGAGCTCCCGCCGGCCTGGCCGCCTGAGTTGCGGATCTGAGACTCCTGGACCAGAGAGCCGTCCGGCCAGCGCAGATCCTTGCCGACGGTTGCCCCGTTGGTGCCATCGCCACCGACGCGGACGACGCGCCCGAGCTGGTCCTTCAGCTTGATCTTCGTCCCGGCCATCACTGCGCCACGTAGGCCCGGATTACGGCTTGGCAGGCCGCGAGTTGGTCGTCTGCGTCTCGGCCGGCTCGAACAACAGCCCCCGCAAACTCCGCTCGGCGCTGGGCGGCCGCATCACGTTCGCGGGCGGCGGCACTGGCGTCGGACAGACGCTGGGTTTCGCAGCTCGCCCAGCCGTCGCGCAGCCGGAGATTGCCAGCACGCAGGTCAGCAACAACAGCATCAGCGACGGCCGGGGCCGCGGCGCGGGCTTGCTCATGGGTCTCTCCGATCTTGGCCAGGGTGTCGGCCTGCTGGTGCTCGGCGCTGCGAGCGGTTTCGACGGCCTTGGTCTCGGCCTGGGCCTGCTTGGTGGCCTGCCGGCTCTGGGCCAGATCGGCAGAGCGGTCGCGCCACTCTCGACCCAACAGGCAGCCAGCGAGGAACAGCAGGAAGCCGGCCAGGAGATGCGCCCGGGTGATCACTGCGGCACCTCGATGTTGTGCTTCTTCAGCTCGAACTCCAGGCGCATGATCCGCATGGTCAGTTCGTAGACCTTGGCCTCAGCGTCCCGCCGCGCCTTGCGCTCCTCGTCCAGCCCGTTCTCCAGCGTCACAAGCCGAGCCTCTTGGGATGCGATGCGCTCTCCCAGCTGGCCGACCAGCGCGTCGCTGGCCTTGCCCTCCGGCGACAGAAAGCGGTCCCAGGCCACCTTGCCCAGCAAGAGCAGCAGTCCAAGCCCGCTTCCAACACCCCAGACGGTCGCGTCGTCCATCACGCCAACGCCTCCCGGACGCCGGCTGCGATCACCGGCTCCGGCCAGAACAGGCCGCCGTTCTCGTGCCGCGCAATGGCCATGACCAGCCGCCCAAGCGTCACCTGCCGGTCCAACCGGATGATCTCGGTTGCACCTACGCCAACCTCTCTGGCCACCTGCCGGACATAGGCACCAGTGTCGTTTTCGACCGGCGGTGCCCAGCGATTGATGATCTCCTTGACCGTCCTCAGCCCGTGCTTGCGCTGGTAGGTCAGCAGGGTCTTGGCTAGCGCCCGGAACCCCGCCTGCGGCGTCAGGAATACGCAGAAGCGCGGCTCACGCTTGATCGCCTCGGGGCTGCGATCCTCGCCCTGCCAGGCAACCGCAGTGCGGTCGATGTTCCCGGGGTTGTTGTTACGCACACCCCGGGGAGTCTTCTTGTTCGCTTGCTGGCCCATGCCCTGCCCCGTTCCGTTTCGGACATGCTGGGGCAGTGGGGATCCGGTTCAACGGGCAAGAAGCCCAAGAGGGCAGCCGAGGGGTAAGCTGGCAGGCACGACCCAGCCAGCCCACCACGGACAGACTTATGGATAAGCTCAACCGCGACCTGCAACGGACGCTATTGGAAGCCCTTGCCGCCTCTTACCCTGAGCCGGTCTATGCGGACTTCCTTCGTCAGCATGCGCCCGGCTCCGAACTCGAGGTGAACATCGCCTACCTAGGCGAACACGAGCTTGTCGTTGCGTCGTTCATGGGGACCCTGGATGGGGGAAATCCACTCATGACGGCCAAGATCACGGCCAAGGGGCTGGACTTTCTTGCTGACGATGGTGGCCTTGGCGCCATTCTAGGCGTGCTTACCATTCGGCTCCACGAAGACTCCATCAAGCAGCTGATTGCGAGGCAGATCAACGCGTCTGACCTAGCCCCGCCCGACAAGAAGCGATATCTCGATCGGCTGCGAGAGCTGCCTGCCGAGACCACCAAACACCTTGTACTGAAGATGGTTGATGCTGGTCTAGAGAACTGGCAGAAAGCACTTCCACTGCTTCAAAACATCTTGGGGTAGAAGGCATCCGGCGGAAGCGGATGTAGGTTTCCGCGTTGATTTTGACGAGGAACTCGTCCTCGTGAGCATCAACGCCGTCGAAGAACAGCCCGCGAGGGGCGAGTACTACGGCTTCCATCGGGTGACCTGGGCTGGCGGCTGTGATGAATGAAGCTACAGGGCCACAGCCGGCGCTCAACGGGGCAGCGGGCGCCCCACCAAAGTCGCCCTCCCCCGGCACTGACCCCGGGTCAGCGCCACCTAGGGCCGGCGCACAGCCCGAATGAGCGCCGGGCAGACCGGCCCCCTGCCCTCCCCGCCACCCGGTGGTAGGATTCGGCCCATCTAAGGATGGGGGGATAGGGAAATGAGCATTCGAACGACTGTTGTGGCCGTAGCTGCGGCTTCCGCATTGACTGGCTGCATGAACCTGGCTACCAAGCCAGCGGAAATCACCGGCTCGTACACGTCGGACGTGAAGTATCAGAGCTACACCTGCGAACAACTCGGCGTCGAGGTGAACTCGCTGGCCCGCAGGGAAGATCAACTCGCCATTGCGCAGGAGCAGCGCCGCAAGAGCGGAAAGGTGCAGGCATTCTGGCTCGGCTACGGAACTGGCGACGGCATTGAGGCATCTGAACTCGCAAATGTCCGCGGGGAGAAGGAGGCGGTCCGCCGTTCCATGGACAAGAAGGCATGCGGCGGACCTCAGCAGGCAATTGCGTCAGCGGCGTCTGCTTCCGCCCATGTCGAGTCAACTGCCCCGGCGACTGGTGCCAGTTCCAGTTGGCGCAGTTGGGGATCGTCCGGCGCGGCGCAAGGCCAGCAGAAGACGCTTTACCGGTGCCCCGGTGCCAACGGAGCGGAGGTCGTGTCCGAAACACCAGCGGCGGGGTGCATCGTCATCAAGTAAGGGAATTGCTACCACCCCCTCCCGCAGGGTGGTAGCTTTGCCGGGTCTAGGGATGGGGGATGGGGATGGGGATGGACAAGCCAAAGATCATGGCTCTATTGATCTGCCTAGGATGCCCATGGCAATCCTCAGCACAGGTCATGCAGACCACTGGCGACCTCTACCAGACCTGTAAAGATGCTGACTTTGAACGGCTAGGCGATCTTTCAGCGGCAGCTTGCGGCTACTACATGGCCGGAGCAACTGAAGCCATAGTGATAGCTGGTCAATTAGGCTCTCATCGAAGCTATTGCCTACCCTCGACCATTTTCCCAAAGCAGGCCGCCGCTGTTTTCGTTAAATGGGCAGAAAAGAACCCAGAGCAATGGCACTACCCCAGAGCTGCCGGCTTGTTCAACGCACTGTCGGAAGCATTTCCCTGCTCCCCGCGCCAGAACTAGAATCACATCATGAGCCAACCCACAGACATCCAAGACGCCGAGATAGTCCCCACTACCGTGGACGCAAAGAGAACCCGCCGAGAGGCGGGTTCTGTGTTTAGGGCGCAGCAGTCAGGCCATCAGCGGGCCAGCATCTATGCCCAGGGGATGTCAGCGCCGGCAGTCCCGATCATGCCGCCGCCCTCGCCACAACAGCCTCTTTGCTGAACTCATTCTGTTGCTTGATCAGGCAATCAAGCCCATTCGCCCAGTCCTGCACAACGTAAAGCCCCATCTCGGCAAGATCGCTGATGTTCCTGCCCTTCTCGTTCCTGATTGCCGAAAACAGCGCGCCGATCTGATTCAGCTGCGCCTGGCACACCTCCAACTCGCTCAGCAGGCTCTGGATGCGGCTCTCCAGCTGCGCCTCGCGTTCACTGCTACCCGCTACAATCTTGCTTGCCATGATCGTCTCCCATTAGACGGTTGTGGTAGGCCGGGCCGGGAGTCCTACCTCCCGGTTCGGCCGCTTTACTTCTTGATGTGGTCTTGCAGTGCCGCGATCAGGCGTTCAGCGGTGGCGTTGTCCAGCGTCACCGCGTCCACCCCGAGCTCAAACGTCGCCTGCAGCCGATAAATGATCTCCGCACTGATTGATCGGCGACTCTCTGCCGCAGCGACCACAAGCGCTTGCTGCAAATCAGCCGGGAACCTCAGCTTGAATTGCGCGTACGTGCGACTCATGCCGCAGCATCCAGTGGATAGGGGAACAGCGCGCCAATGTCTATGTCATAGACCGAAAGCCACGCCCCAGCCGGCCAAGCCTTCACGCTGCCATACCGCTCATCCATCACGTCCACCGCGCCAACTCCGTTGGCTTTGCTCCACGCCCGAAGCCCAACATAGGCATTCTTGGCGAACTTGGTGCCGATGGCCTTCTCCACTGCGATCACCGTGGCGTGGCGACTATTCCTGCCCAGCTCGTCCCGCAGCCGGTTTGCCTCACGGACAGCCGCTGAAGCCCTTGCCATTGCCGTAGCTTCGCGCCGGCTGCCGATTTCCGCCTTAGTGGCAATTGCGTGATCCCGCTCCTTCTCCACCTCAATCCGCCGCTGCTCTGATTCCAGCGCAGCCTGCAGGATTTCCAGCTTGGTCAACTCCCTCGGCTGGGCCTGCTTCTGCTCCAGCTCAGTCATCCGGTCGAACACCACGGCCTGGATCTCGTAGCTGTAGCTCATCGCCATCAGGCAAGCCTCCCGCTTGGGGAAGGTGTAGAGCGGATTGGCCTTACCGTTGCTAGCGGTGTAGTAGCCGGAAAAATTTCCGGCTACTGCCGCACCGAGGACTTCGGGGACCTTCTTCAGGAAATCCGAATGTTCCAGCTTGGCGTAACCCTTGGACGGGAACGCCGCGCCCTCCAGCCGGGCTTGCTCTGCCCGGAACTCGTTCACGAATTCGACCAGTTCCAAGCTGGTCATCGTCACTTGGGCATCGCCCTGCCCGATCACCAGCCCGTTCATGCGGCCTCCTTCTGCTCGGCCCGCTCCTTCCGCTCTTGGATCGCAATCACGATCTCAGCGGTCAGGCTCCTACGATTCTTCTCCTTCTGGGCTTCCAGCCATGTCCTCAGGTCATGAGGGAGCCGGAAGTTGACCTGTACATCGGTACGCATCACCGTTCTCCTTTGTGGTAGTACGGTGGTAGATATACATCCGTGATACATGGCTGTCAACCACGGTGATGCACTACGATTGCCGGATGGCCCGTACAGACCCTCAGTTCAACCTTCGCATCCCCATTGACCTCAAGGTGAAGGTGGAGGAAGCGGCAAAAGCCAACGGCCGCTCAGCCACATCAGAAATCCTCGCCAGGCTGGAACAGTCCTTCGCCATCGCGGACTCGCCGGAGAAGGAAATTCACCTTTCCCGTATGCAGCTCAACGAGTTGGTGCAGTCCATCACGGACCAGGTCGCCTCGCACTTGGCCGGCGCACCTGAGGCGTTGGGGCGCACGCCCAAGAAGGGCAAGTAGCGTCCGCAGCCCCAGAGCGCCCGATTCTGACCAGCTGGCAACCCTGAAGCGTTACGCTATTGTCACAGTCCCATTTTGGGACTATGGTGGCACCCATGCGAGTCATCGCCCGCTCAACCCTTGAGACCTTCTGGACCATCCATGCCGATACCAAGCAGCCGCTACAGGCTTGGTACGACGAGGCGTCTGCGGCCAAGTGGAGAAGTCCACAGGACATCAAGGATGTCTACGCTAGTGCAAGCTTTGTTGGCACCAACCGTGTGGTGTTCAACATCAAAGGCGGCAATTACCGCCTGATCGCTGCAGTTGCTTACAACTACCAGGCCGTCTACATCAAATTTATCGGCACCCATGCCGAGTACGACAAGATCGACGCCGCAACGGTGGAGATGAAGCTATGAATATTCGCCCTATCCGTACCCATGCCGACTACGAGGCTTCCCTACAGGAAGCCTCGTATTTCTTCGACCACGAACCCGCCCCTGGCACCGAGGATGGCGACAAGTTTGAGATCCTGATCACCCTGATCGAGTCTTACGAAGCCAAGCACTACCCGATTGAAGCACCCGATCCCGTCGAGGCGATCAAGTTCCGTATGGAGCAATCCGGCCTGACGGCGAAGGATCTGGTTCCCAGCATCGGCCAGCAGAACCGCGTTTATGAGGTTCTGAGCGGCAAGCGTGAGTTGACCCTGCCGATGATCAGAAGGCTGCACAGGAATCTTGGTATCCCAGTCGAAAGCCTCGTCGGTGCCTGATCCCACAGATGTTCAACGCAAAGCCCCGCCTAGTGCGGGGCTTTGTTGTTTGGTAGCTTTGGGCCATGGGCCTCCTCATCGCCGCGCTAACTGTGTGGGACTACGTGCTGGCGTATGCAGGCGGTGCGCTCTTCCTATACGCAGGGTTGGTTCTTCTGCCCAAGGGCATACGGCAATTCCTGCTATTCCTCTGGAAGACCATGCCCAATGGCCGGATCAAGTCATTTCTGTTCAGGTGGCGAGGCCGACCTGACCACTCCATGATCGACCCCCGCGATCCGTGGGTACAGGCTCAGTGGATCAAAAAGCCCCAACAGCGCACCAACCGCATCAACGCACCCGCAGAATTCATCCCGGGGGAGCGCGTCGACCAGCCTAGAAGCGGAACTCATCAGCAGGGACCGGAGTCCCGCCAATGATGTCGATCTCCAGCGGCTGCTGGGTCTGAATCGCCGAGCGCGTCCCTGCCGTACCCAATTGGCTGGCCGCCTTCGTGAAGGTCAGCACCGCCTCCTCGCGGAACTCCGGCGGAACGCGGGCAAGGATCTCCGCCGCCCTGTACGGATCGAGCATCGCCTCTGACACCAGCATCGCCACTCGCTCGCCGGCGCGCTTACGCAGGTCGGAGATGTAGCCAGCGGCAACGCCCCGCGTGGGATCAGCCAGAGCAAGCATTCGTTCGCCACCCTCACCCACCGCGTCCTTCAACGTGTCGATGCCGGCAATGTTGGTTGCGGTGTCGCTGCCTCGAGTCTTGCCCGCGTCCAGCGTGCGAAGCTGGCGCTCCAAGTCCCGGCGTACCGCATCTACCGCCTCCTTCTGCGGCTGGTCCAGCATGGCATCGGCGGTGGCCCCCTTGAAGCCGGGGTTCACCCTACGGGCGAGGGGATCGAGATTGCCAGCGGCACGCAGGAACCCGGAGTTCAGGACGGGGTTCTCTGCAACGTCACGCACGGAATTTGACCGGCCGAGCAGGAGCGCGCCGAGATCAACCTGGTTGGCCTGCCGCGAGGAGGCGGCGTAGTCCGTCAGGAACTGGCGCCACGCCGGGAAGGAAGCGGCCATCTGGTCGTCCAGCATGTCCCGCACCTGCCCCAGCTGCCCGGCCGCCAGCTTTGCGCTGGCACGACCATCCAAGCGGCCTGACCGCAGGTAGTCGATCGTCTGCCGGACCAGATGGGCGTCGCCAACCGTGTTGATCCGGTCCAACTCTCCGGACACGTCACCCAGGGCTTCGCGCACCGTTCGGGAGGCCCCGAACCGCTGTGCAAGCTCGGACAGCCCCTGCTTCACTGGTGCAACGTCCACCGGGATGTCCTCGATGGGCGCCAGCGTCCGGCTCGCCGCGGCATCTCGCGCTGTCCTGATCGCGTCGGAGGACGCCGCGTCGGCACCGCCAAACACGTCGGTCAGCAGCCTCGTGCGTGCCGCGTTGTTCGCGGAATGCCGTTCGTTCAGCAGGGTATCGAATCGTCCAACCTTCGCCGTCGCCAAGGTCTTCTGCAGGTCGGCCAGCCCGATATCGCCTGCCAGCTCGGCAGTGGTCGGGAGAGAGCCGGGTACGATCTCCCTAGCCGTCTGCCCAGTGAGCGCGCGGAACAGCGCATTCGGATCTTGGGCGTAGTCCATGATGACGCGACCGGCCTGCGACTCAGCGGCAGCCCGACGCGCAGCAGGGAGCAATGCAGCCACCCTCGAAAGCAGGGCGCCGGATTTGTTCAACGCCCCGGTGATCGCGCCGCCGGCAACGCCGCCGAAAGCAGCGTTCAGCGAACGGCTCTCCCCACTGGCAACAGGCTGCAGAGTGCCAAGGAATGCCCCTTGGAGAGCATTGGCGCCTATGGACTTCGGCAGGAACGCAGCGACGGTTGAAGGTGTCTTGGCCGCAGTGCCCGCGATACCGCCGGCCGCAATTGGCGCAAGGGAGCCGATGACGTTCCCCGCCATACCCGCGCCTGTGCTCATCAAATCCTGATCACCGGCCCGGCGCTCATCGATGTGAGCCTGTAGCTTGCGCTGCGGGGTGAGGAGGATGTCCTTGGCCTGAGCCGCGGCCTGCGGGTTCACGCCCGAGAACACATCAGCCAGTGCAGGGATGGGCCGGCTGGCCTGATCCACCAGCGCCTGCGCCGTGCCTTCGCCCCAGTCGACCAGCGCCTTGCCGATACCAGCGCGGAAGCGGTCCAGGCCGCTCATGCTGTCGGTGACGCGCGGAACGGGCTCTGGCTGCTGCGCCGCTGCCGGCTGCTGCCCTTGGATACGCCGGATCTCGTCGGCGATGACCTTGGCGGCTTCGGTGTCGCCTGCAGCGTCAGCACGCTCCAGCTTCCCGAACAGCTCATCGACGGTATAGGTGGCTGCCATCAGTACTTGTCCAGGAGGGATTGGCGGCGGACATCCTGCGGCGTCGATTCGCCACTGAAGATGGCCCCGGCCGCATTGGGCGCCAAAGCCATCCCCGATCGCTCAGGGCCGAGGCCAGCCGAAATAGCCTCCAGCGCGGTTTCGCGCGCTCGCGCCTTCTGCTTCAGCGTCGCGTCGGAGTCGCCGGGTTGCGGCAGGTACATGCGCCCGTAGATGTCGAACTCCTGCCCCGTGATGGCTGCCCCCGTGTCCTTGCGCAGGATCGCCGACAAGAACTCCTGACCGGCCTGTTCTGCCTGCTGCCGTTCCGAGGAAACGATGCCGTTCACCACAGGGGAGTTTCCAATGAACGGCAGTCCTCGCAGAGCCACGTCGGCAGTGCCACGAAGCTTGCCCTGCTGGCCGCCGGTGGCCGTCATGTTGGGCGCGAGCGTGCCGAGGAGCTTGTTTGCCGCCGCGCCACGTCGCAGGTAAACGATGTCCTTGGATTGCCCTTCGGTCAGCTTCAGGCCACCGCCAGCGCCAGCAGACGACCCGCTCGGGTTCCACTGCCCGCGTCGTTGCAGGTCGAACTGCTGCTGAGCAATGCCAAGGCGCCCCAGAGAAGATTGAGCACTGGCACGAGAGGCCGCGGCAGCGGCATCATCTTTGCGGATTCCCGCCAGGCCCTGCGCAGTAGTCTCTACGCCACCACCACCGGTCAGGTACTGGTTGTTGATCAGGTTCTGTCCCTGCACGGCCGCCAGTTGAACAGGCTTTCCTTCAAGCGCCGCAAGCAGGGCATTGCGAGTGTCCCAATCGGTTGCTTCGGCTGCCCGCGAACGCAGACCCTGCTGCTGAACTTCGCTCTGATAGCCGGAGAACTTCGTCGGATCGACGCCAGCTTCAAACAGCCGGGCAAGGTCACGGGGGCCGCCAAGCGACTGGATGGCATCACCGAGTCCACGTCGAGCCATCATCTCGCTTCGCTTCTTGGAAGCGTCAAGAAGCAGGTTCTCCACACGCGCAGCCTCCAGCTGCGATCGGCTGTAGGCGCTATCGCCCCGGCCGAAAGCATCGGCCAAGCTCATGCCGCCTTGGATGAGACGGCTCAGATCGAGGTCAGCCATTCATCAGCCCCCACTTCGCCTGCAACTGGCGATTCAATGCGTTGTTGGCGTTGCCGAAGTCGGCACCCGCCTTGGTCTGGGTCTGGATCTGCGCCAGGCTTGGCTGGCCCATCCCAGACTGCGCCGCGAAGCCCGCGCCGGCTCCCATCAGGCTGGAGGCCATATCGACCCAGGGATTGCGCTGGACGCCGCGCAGGCGCAGCTGGGCCAGGTAGTCGTCCGCACGGCTCCGGCGGCCGATCTGGTCCAGCTCCATCGCCACACGCGCGTCCGCGACACCCTCGCGCTGCCGCTGCTGTGCCGGCGCATCGATGCGGGCCATCAGGTCGGCAGTCCGTGCGCCGTAGTCGCCGATGCCCAAGGCCGCGTTGTTGGCGTCGACCTGGTATGCACGACTCACCTGCCCCACCTGGCCCAGCCCGCGCTGTGCGTTGGCCTGAGCCGCGCGCACCTGGTCGAGATACTGGCTGCCGATGGCGGCGCGCTCGTTCTCCGCGCCTTGCGCCGCGCGCTCGCGCATGGCCTCGGCGATCGCCTGATCGGCCTCCTGCTGTCGGACGCCCTGCTGCCGGATCTGGCCGGCCAGGATGTTGTCCTGCTTCTTCTGCGTCTGCCGGGTGTTGTAGTAGTTCGCGCCCGCACTCAGTGCCGTGAGCGCCAGCGGAACCCAAATAGCCTCAGTACCCATCAGCGGCCCCCAGCGCCGTAGCCGAAGCCCGGCGAGTAGTACAGGTTGTAGAAGTCCCGGTTCGCCCGGCGCGTTTCGGCCTGGTCACGGCTGGCCTTGGCGATGGTCCCGACGCCCGAGAACAGCTCGCCCAGCGCGTCGGCGTTGAGCTGCGACCGCGCGCCGGCCAGGTTGTTGCGCAGCGACAGCGCGGCGTTGTTGGCGCCGGTGGTCATGTCCGCGCCCGTCTGCGCCAGCTGGATCATGTTCATCCGGCTGGTCTCGTCGGCGTTGCGCAGCTCGTTGGCCGCGCTCTGCGCCAGGCGATCGGCGGTCAGGATGCCCTGCTGGTAGTCCTGACCCAGCTGCCGGTTGGCGTCGACGGACGCCGAGCCGCCGATCAGCCCGTTTCGCGCCATGGCAAAGCGCAGGCTGCGATCCGCCGCGTCGTGCTGCCGGTCCAGGTTCTGCCGGTAGAAGCTGCGGCTGGCCGACAGGAAGTCGTTGATGTCGGCCTCGCGCTGAGGGCTGCCGTAGATCTGGTTGATCTGCTGCATCGAACGGTTGATGTTGGCCTGCCGCAGCCCTTCCTGCTGGGCCGCTTGCTGCGCTGCCTTGTTGGAACCGCCACCGGCGCCCATTACTCACCCCTCAGCTTCGAGAAATGGGCGATGTCCTCGCCCCGCACTCCGAAGTGGCGCCAGACGCCCTCCGGCCGGAATCCCAGCGACCGCTCGAACCACTCGATGGCCTTCTCCCGGGTGGTGAGGGCGCTGGTCTGCAGGCGATGCGCGCCCGCCTCGTACAGCCGATCCATGAGCCAGCGCGTGGCCTTGGTCATGGCGCGCCACTGCTGGGCCCAGCCATCCTCGGTGCCGACCATCCAGGCCTGCCACACGCCGGCACCCGCCGGTTGAAAGCCGCCCGCAGCGGCAGGCAGGTTGTCGCCCTGCAGGACGGTGAAGGCGAATCCCTGCGACTTCTGCGCCGTGTCGATGAAGAACGCCGCGGCAACGTCCGGCGAGAACTCAGCCAGGCCCGTGACGGCCAGGAACTGCGCCTGCTCGTCCGCGCGCATCCGCTCCGAAAGGAACACCAGATGCGCGGGACGGCAGGGAACGATGTTCGAGGGAAGGCGAGCGGGCAGCATGGACGTATGCTGCTGCCCGCCGGAGGGGGTTCAACGGAGTCAGGACATGCCGCGCAGGTCCTGGAGGTACAGGCCCAGCGCGTTCCACTGCCAGGGCTCGCTGCCGTCGTAGGTCAGCTTCACTGACAGAGACGGGGCGGCCAACGGCATCGGGATCACCATTCCGGGCACGGTATCCGCTGGCACCGTGTACCCAGGCGTGAACAGGCCGCCGTTGCTCTGGTCGATGCCGAAGGACACCGACACGGCACCCTCGCCGATGATGTCGAAGCCATACAGCATCTTGGTCACGCCGGGCTGGCCAAACTCGAGCCACGGCCACTGGATGATCCCTTCGAACTCTTCGACCTGGCCAGGGGCCACCTCGTCCCCGACCTCGGTGTCGTCCACGAAGTGGATGAAGTCGCCGGAGCGAAGGTAGAGGCTGTCGCCCGCGATGGCCCAGTCATCCACCACGAACGGCAGCTCGTAGCGGGACCATGCGCCCACCTGCCCCATGCGGGTCATCGAATAGACAAAGATCTGCGTACCGTCCATTGCTACTCCGCGGTGAGGATGCTGCTCGCGCGAACGAGCCCAGTGGAGGCATCACGGATCTCAAGCAGAGCCCGCGCGCCCGAGGAAAGCGTGCCGTTCCGGGTCTCGGACAGGCTCTGCCACGTATCGGGGGTGATGTTCGAACTGTCCAGGCTGCCCTCCAGCATGGACACACGCAGCTCATAGAGCGCGCCGATGCCGAAGACGAGGACCGAGGGAGTGGCCGTTGACCACCACTCGAACATGGGCTCGGCGCCGCTGGTGACCAGCCCCCCGGTGTTCTCGACAGAGAACTCCCGCGGCGCTGGCACGTCGGCATCGAGCAACCGCACGAAGGCTTGAGCATCCGCGTAGAACGGCCCCTTGCCGTCCAACGTGAACTCGAGCAGTCCCGCCCAGGTGGTGCTGGTGAAGTAGGACGTGCTGATGTCCCAGCGGGTCTCGCCGCCGGTGGAGGTGCGCGTGCCGAGAATCGGCGTCGCGTAGTTCCTGTCCAGCTCCATAGTGACGCTCTGGGGAATGACGTCGCCGCGCTCGCCGCCGTCCCAGCCCGGCCGCATCCCCCGATTCTCGCGCGCAGCAAGGACGCGCAGCACGGAGGCGGACGCGAGCAGCTGGCTCGGGTTTCCCTCGTGGTCCACGAAATTGCTATTGCCCGTGGAGACGATGCTTGCCCCAATGGGATCGGAGAACTTGCTGGTGGCCACCGCATTGAGCCGGGCGGGCCTGATGACCCAGTTCACGACAATCGTCTCGCCGGAACCCTCGCGCTCGGTCACGATCCCCGTTCCCGAGCCGGACGTGACCGGAACTTCCAGGTTGCAGACGAACCGCCCCTCGTCGTTCTGGTTGTAGTAGCTCCGCAGGTCATCAGTGCGGCCGGTCAAGCTGATCAGCACCGAGTCCTTGGGCGAGGTCAGCCAATCTGGGGCGTTGATGATGTTCCCGAAGAAGAGGGAGACGTTGTCGCTGTAGAAAACCAAGGTCGGAACCTGCGGGACGGGCGCCGCCTGGGAGAAGGCCAGCCAGTACTGGCCCATCGCCGGGTAGTAGAGGCCCAGCGGTTGGTCGGCGTCGGCTGCGGCTTCCTGGACCAAGGGATCCACGGGCATGCCCACATCACCTGCCTGGAAGTTGGTGCTGCTCGCCGCAATCCCAACCGTGCGCACGCCCTGGGAGGCCAGGAAGAACAGGTCGTTGGACACCGGCGCAATGGCGTGGTGCTGGGTGCTTCCCATCGGCAACGCGTCCAGCAGCGCCATGTTGGCCGGGTCCTCGTCCACCTGCCAGAGCTGGAAGGCCTCGGCGTTGAACACGATCAGGTTGCCGCGGTACAGCCCCATGGCCGTGACCGGGTTCGCCCCGTAGTTCTGCAGGCCCGTGGGCAGGTAGCCGGCGTCGTTGTCCGTCGACCAATCCAGCGGGTTGACGGTGGCCGAGTAGCGCACGATGTCGTCGTCCCCGCAGAACACCTTGGACGCGGCAATGGCCACGATCTTGGTGTTCGGGCAGTTCGGATCCTCCACACGCCGCGAGACGGCCCGCAGGGTGACGGTGCCGTCCTTCACCATGCCGCCTTCTTCCTCCGGCCACTCCGGTTCCGTTTCGCCGCTGATGTACAGGGGCTCGGCGGTCCACACCACGCGGGTGGCGGCGATCGCCTCCCATGTGACCTCGTTGTCGACCACCTGCTGCCCGAGGACCGGCGGCCAAGCCGGCTCGCTGGCGTCGGAGAACCCAGACTCGGGCTGCACCGCCTTGTAGGCCAGATCGGCGGGAAGCCCGGCAAAGGTGCCCTCCACCCACAGGTTGCCTCCCCAGATCGCGTGGTTGTGGTCCGCGACGGACCAGAGCTCGATGCCGGCCCTGCAGTAGGCCGCGCCTTCAGGACAGATGGCCTCGCAGGTTGAGCGATGGACTGCGCCACCGGCACCGCTGTCCACCTGGTTGCCCTTGTCGATCCTGAGCAGGACGTTGGAAGCACTGAACCAATGCACCTCCACCCAGCCTCGCGTTGCCCCAGCGATCGAGGCCCCCTGGTCGATCAGGCAGGCAGCCGTGATCTTCTTGCCGACCGGGACCACCAGCTTCGTCTGGTTCAGCGCGCCGCCGCCGGCCTGGTTGCCCGGCAGTTCGACGTAGGTGCGCCAGCCCCCCTTGGAGACATGCTCGGAGTAGAAGGCCGAGCCAGTGAAATCCCAGTTGTTCGCCCCATCGGTGAACTCTCCGTTCTCCACGGACGTTGCCGTGGGAGACGGCGCAGTGATGGGAACGACGATGTCGCCGGGCTGGTACAGGGTGCCGGATTGCCAGACGGGATACGCCATTACTGCGCCTCGCTGATGTTCGAAGTCGACCGGGAGCCACTGCCGTAGCGCTCCTTCACGGATGAAGGAACAGGGGTCGTCGGGGTGCCCGTCTCCTGGTCGACGGTGTAGGGGTTCCGGTTGCTGACGTCCTCGATGACCGTCTCGCCAGGATTGGTGGGCCACGTCGGCTCCACCGTCCCAGAGCGCGGGCTATCGCCCACCGTCTCGGTGACCGCGTACCGGTAGCCGTTGTCCACGACGGGCACGACGACATCGCCCAAGGCGCGGCCGACGTTGGGCGCCCAGGGCGTGTACCCCGCGCGGTCCGACTCAACGCGGTACGCCATCCCATTGCCCTCCGTGGGGCGAACGAGCGTTCCCGGGAGGTAGATGTGGTTCGGCTGCCAGACCTCCCCCTTCTCCAGCCAGTAGTGGCGGATGAGGCCATCGGCAAACTCGGCCACGACGTACAGGTAGCCGAGGAACGGCAGCGCGAAGTGGATTTCCTTGATGGCGGTCGCCGGTGCCGTGGGGTGCCGGATCACCTCCACCTCGACGCGCGAGGTGCCCGAGTCGACCACCAGATGCGAGAACACGACGAACTTGCCCTGGAACCAGACAAGGCCCTTCGTCCCTGGCGGGAGCACCACTTCGATGCGCGTGCCAGGCCGGCACTTGATGGTCCGCGCCGCGGTGACGTACCCGTTCAACAGGTCGTACAGAGAATCGGGCGAGGCCCCGCCCTTGTCGCGCAGGCGGGTAATGCCGGCCTTTACTGCGGAGAGGTTCTGTTGGCGCATGGGTCAGGACTCCGGCCAGTCGCCAGCGGAGGCAGGCCGCACTGCCGGCGGAGGCACGCACGCGCCGGGCACGTAGCGCCGCGTCTGATGGGACTCCGCCACGCGACTGCGAACATAGGCCGTTGCCTGGGCCGCGTAGTTGCCGGCGTCGGGCTGGCTGTAGTGGGCCTTCGCGTTGGCCAACGCCTGCAGAAAAACAGCCTCCGGGTCCACCGTCAGCACATCGGCGCCCATGGCGAGCTCAGCTGGCCCGAATGCCCCCTTGATGCGCAGCTTCCATGCAGCATCGGCCGGTGCCGGCCACAGCTCGATGCACTGGCGAATCTCGTAGTGCGTCGGCAGGCCCTGCACGTCCGCCGTGTAGAGCGTCGGATCGATCCCGCACACCAGCGGGCGCCAGCTGCCGTCACCTTCGGAGATCCCGACCCAGTGGACCTTGCCTGGGTCCAGCACCTTGTCGCAGGCATCGCTATTGCCGTCCAGGTCATAGAACCGCTGGCCGGCGATCAGGTCCCAGGTGAAGAACCGCTCCTGCCGCATCACGGCGTAGCGCCGGTACAGGAGCTCGTGGGCGCTGCGCACGAAGTCGTCCAGCAGATCGGCCATCCCCGGCGGCAGCACGCCCATGGCCACCTGAGTAGCGAAGCCCAGGCGCCGGGCGATGCGCAGCCGCATTTCCTCCAGCGTCACCGTGGGCTGGCCGTCGTCGCACTCGCAGTTGTAGGTCATAGCTGCCATCGCCTCTCCTTCACGAAAAAGGCCGGCCGGAGTCACCCCCGACCGGCCGCCGTCACCGCCGCCAGCGGGTCGGGTTACTGCTTGCGGGACTCGCTCTCGTCATCGATCGCGGCCAGCAGATCTTCACGGCCCTGCCCTTCGGCTTCCGCCGCCTCGATGGCAACCAGGTCCGCATCGCTCAGGTCCTTCAGCTTCTCGGTGATGGAGGCCACATCGCCGGCCAGCAGCTCGGTGAAGTCAGTGGCCACCGCCGCATCCTTGCCAGCCTTCGCCGCGGCCTTGGCAGCGTTCTTCTCCGCCCTCTTCTCGGCAGCGGTCTTGGCCGGTGCAGTGGTCGTGGTCTTCGCCGCGGCCTTGGCAGTCGACGGCTGGCGGCTGTCGATGAACTTCTCCAGGTCCCGCTGACGGTTGAAGTAGCGGGCGCGGGCCGCGTCGGAGTCGGCATTGCCGCCGTACTTCTTGACCAGGCCGGCGAATGCAGCGCCGACGTCGAAGTCTTCGACCTGCATGTCCTTGGACTCCAGCTCGGTTACCAGTTCCTCGCCGTAGATCTCTTCGAGGATGGGCTGTTCGAACTCCGGCACGGTGGTCGGGAGCTTGGTGCTGGCGTCACGGTCGATCAGGAGCGTGACGAAGGTGAGGATGATGGACTTGGCCATTACTGCACGCCCTCCAGGGTGATGGGGCCCGTGGCAGCGGCACCCAGCTTGACGAACTTCGGCAGGTCGGCGATCTCGACCACCGGACCCTGCGTCGCGGTCGCGCTCAGCAGCGTGACCCAGCCCGCGTCGCCGCTGGTCGGGGTGGCACCACTGGCCAGACCGGGGTGGCCCTGCAGCAGCACGCCGCTGGTGACCGAGGCGTTGCCGCCAAGATGGGCCAGCCCTTCGCGCCCCTCCCCGCCCAGCAGCGGGGTCTTCTTCAGGGCAACGATGTTCGTGCCCTGTACGGTGATGGTGTTCGGCATTTCTTTCTCCTGGCCGGCGAGGAATGCCCCGCCGGCACGTTGGGGGTAATCAGGCGATGCTGAAAACCGCGTTCGAGTTGCGCTTGCGGCAGGTCAGGCCGTAGTCCGCGGTCAGGCCGAAGTAGTACGTGTAGCGGTCGTACACGCGCGGCGGGGTGCGGCGGATCATCCAGCGGCCCTTGACCGGGCGCAGGCGCAGGGCCTTGCTGTTGAGGAAGTAGCCGCGCTTCTTCCACGGGTAGGTGATCGCACCCAGCTCTTCGTCCAAGGCATCGAAGGTCGGATCCCACACCACCGGCACGCCCTTGAAGGCCAGCGCCTTGGTGCTCGGGTCCAGCGTCACGCCGCCGGTCGACGCCTGGCCCAGGTTGATCTGGCGCCCCATGACCTTCAGCGCGTCGGCCTGGATGGCGTCGTACATCGCCGAGCCCACGACGATGAAGTCGGGGTTGCCCAACTTGCCGTAGGTGATCGTCTGGCGCCACAGGGTTTCCAGCGTCGAGATCAGGTTGCCGGCCGTAGCCGTGCTGATCCCCATCTGCGCCCAGTTGCGCCACCACGGGGTGGTCGACGCATCGATGCCACCGATGACACCCGCGTTCGGGGTGGTGCTGACCAGCGCGTCCAGGCCCGGTACAGCCTTCGGGTTCGCCGAGCCGTCGAGGTGGACCTCGCGGTCCCAGTTCTCCTGGAAGCCATCCTTCAGCGTGGTCCAGCCTTCCTGCAGCTTGTCCACGATCTGGATCTTCTCGGCATCGGTCATCTGCGCCGACTTGTCGGCGGTCAGGATGATGCCGTTGTTGGCCAGCTCGGTCTCGTTGAGGCTGAAGCCGTCGTGGGCCTCGTAGTGCTGGAACGGCGCCAGGCGTACGGTGTCCTTCCGGTTGAACGTGACCTGGTCGTCGCCGGAGTAGTTCTGGTAGTTGCTGTCGTTGGTGAAGCGCACCTTCTCGTTAAAGATGCCGTTACCGAAGACCGTCTCGGTCTTCTTCTCGATCAGCCACTTGGCCAGCGGACGTTCGCTGGTGAACTGGTCGATCGGGTCGTCAGTCGCATAGGACTGCATCTGGTAGTTGGCGCCGGACGCCAACTGGGCGGGAGTCAAAGGCATATCGCACCTCGGAGGGAAAGAGGAAGCCCGAATGGGCGTGGTCTCTCGCGTTCCGAGGGCGCGACTCTCGTTTCAGCGCTACCGGCGGCGAACCCGGCTTACGTCACTCGCGATGCCGGCGTTGGCCGGCTGGATCGCAATATGCGCCAGCCGGCATGCCAGTCAACGGGGTTATGCAACGTTCGTGTTGAGGCCGGGATTGTCGGGGCGCTGGGTGCCGGCGACATCCGCGCGCGCATCGGCTTCGCTCAACGCCGGTAGGCCCGGCTTGCTGCGCTCGTCCCTGTAGAGCTTTTCACGCAGCTGGAACCCGAGAATCTGCCGCACCTTGGCGAGGGCATCTGCTCGTGCGAAATGGCGTCCGAGAGTCACGTCAGCCTCGCTGGTGTGCAGGTGCACGGCCTGCCCAGTGACGATGAAGCCATTGCGCAGGCGGACGATGCAGAACGTGAAACGTGCGAAGTCCGGATCAATCTCCGGTTGCACGCCCGCCCCCTGATACGAACCCGCCACACCATCCCGCGCGGTGAAGTACTCGATGTCGATCACCTGGGCCTCGACCTCATCGGTCGTCACGCCCAAGCTGCAGCGGACTGCCTTCTGCTCGTTCATTTTCTGCTCCAGTCGTTGAGCGCCCGCCAGATGGCGAGCGCGAGGGGATGGCGGCGCATCAGCGGCCCTGCGTCTTGGCCAGCTGCACCCCGAAGTCGAAGGCGTTCTCCTTCGTCGGGGCCTTGCTGAGGTCCACGCCAGTGGCGCGGGCCGGGTTGTTGGGCGCCGCTGCCGGCTGGCGCTGCACGGGAGGTGCCACCGGAGCGGGTGCGGCCAGGTAGGCCTTCTGGATCGCCGCGGCCCACTGCTGGGGCGGCAGGCTGTCCTGGATGACCGCCACCATCGGCTGGATGGCCTTGAACTTGGCGTCGAAGTGCTGCGGGTCGGCGGCACGCAACTGGGCGCCCAGCGCCTGCACGTCCTGCATCGCCTGCTCCTGCGCCTGGGTGGCGGCCTGCGACTGCTCCATGGCCTGCCGCTGGCGCTGCTGGCTGTCCTGCTGCAGGGCCGAAGCGCGACGGGTGCGGATCAGTTCCTCCGCGGCCGCCTTGGTCATGTCGCCGTCGGCCACCTGCTTGGCCAGCTCGGGATACTCGGCCAGCGGGTCGTATCCCGGCGCCGGCCGGCCCAGCTCCTTGGCCAGCCAGGCCATTTCCTGCTGCATGAAGTCGTAGGCCTGCGCCATCGCCGCCGGGTCGCGCGAGTTGATGGCGGCCAGGTAGTTCAGCGCGTTGCCCATCTGCTGCGGATCTGCGCCGGTGGACTTGATCGTTTCCTCCCACTGCCGGCCGCGCTCGGCGTCCGGTCGCAGGGTCTCGGCCTCGGCAGCGCGCTCGCTCAGTTCGCGGAAGCGCTTCTGGGTACGCTCGTTGGAAATGCCCAGATCCTTGATCTCGGCGTCGATGGCATCGGGCTGGTTCGCAGCCTCCGCAGCGGCAGCGGCAGCCGCCGGGTCCGGCTCTCCACCTTCGCCGCCCTCGCCGCCCGGTGCACCAGCACCGCCTGCGGCAGCGGCAGCGGCAGCACCTGCATCAGCGGCGGCCGCGGCATCTGCAGCAGCCCCATCGACGGCGGCAGCCGGCGCGCCACCGTCCTCCAGCACTTCCTGCTCGCGGGCCTTCTCCACGCCCTGGCTGAAGGCGTCCAGCGCCTCGGTGTTGGGGTTGCCGTCGTTGCTGGCGACGGTCGCCGCGGCCTGGGCGGCAGCGGCTGCAGCGCCGTCATCCTCGATGGCGGTGGTGTCGGGTTCGTTCTGGTCAATTCGCACGTGTGTGTCCTCGCTGGCGGCGTGTGGGGTCAAACAGGGGTGATTGCCGGCGGCGTCATCGCAGCCGGGTCGAGCATTGCGGGATCGATGGGCGGCTCACCGCCGGCGGCACCGGCAGCCATCGCCGGGTCAATGGCGGCACCACCCATCGGATCGAGCGCAGGGTCAACCGGTGCCGGCGCCTGCGGAATGAAGCTGTACGGGTCGATGCTGGTATCGCCGGCGCGCTTCACCGTCTCCACGGCCAGCTGCTCGAGGCAGTTGGCGATGTCCAGTGGCGACGAGCCGCGCATCTGACCGATCTGGATGGCGGACTGCTGAAGCTGCGGCAGCAGGATCGACCACTGCTGCTGGCGCAGGGCCGTGGCAGGCTTCCCGGACGACCCCGCCCGGATGTCCACCTGCACCACCATGTCCAGCATCTCCGGCTCGGGGACGTTGAACCACAGCGCATCGGCGCCGGCCCAGTTCGCCGCCTCGTCCTGCGTCAGCCCGTTGGGCGAAACCGCCAGCTCGGCGGTGTAGACGGCCAACTCGGAGAGCATCTCGTCCAGGCTGTCGCGGGCGTAGCCGATGCGAGACTCCGTGCCCTGCTGCTGGATGTCGGCCTCGGTCGCGGTCTTGGCGGTCTGGATGCTGGAGGACAGCGCCTCCTGCACACCCCAGATCATCTCCAGCTCCGCGCGGATCTGCTGGGTGTCGTACAGCGCCGGGTCGATCTGGTTGTAGCTGATCGGGAACACCACCTGGTCCGGCCGCTGGCCCTGCAGGTCCAGCCCCACCATCTCGCTCACCACTGCGCCTTCGAGCTTCTTGGCGTCGTGCGGGTCCAGGGCTCCACGATCGAAGCCGGTTTTCGGGATCGCGCGGCTGCGGTGGGTCCGGTAGTTGGTACGCGTGCGGTTGTACTCGTCCAGCAGCGAGCGCGAGCGATCGACCAGGGACTGTGGGTGGCGCGCGCCGTCGTTCCAGATCACGGCCCAGCTGAAGAACGGGTAGAAGCGCGTCGTCCGCTGCTCGGGCTTGAACGGCTCGCGCAGGTAGCGCGGGCAGCCCTCGGCCAGGGTGATGACGTGCCCCGTCTCCTTGTTCCACACCTCCCACACGCAGACGCAGGCCTTGCTCGTGTCAGTGGCACCGGCCGGACCCTTGGAGAAGGCGTCCGCCTGCTCGCCCCTGGCCGCGCCGCCGAAGCCCGCACCGTCTGTGGCCTTGCCCGGAATGCGGAAGTAGGCCGTTGCCGATCCCAGCACGTCGGCGGCATCGGGATACGTTGCCTTGGCCTTGTCCATCGGCATGAACAGCCGCTGCGCGATCCACGGGCTATCCACGTACTGCTGCAGGCACGCGCACTCCGGCGCCTCCTGGATGTCCTCAGCCCGCACGAAGTCGATGCACAGGGCGTTGAAGATGATGCGCTCTGCCTCGTCCTCGGCCTGCTGCAGGCGCTGCTCGAGTTCTGCGCGCTGCGCGGAGTAATCACCCACCATGCCTTCGGCTAGGGCGCTCTGGAGCTGGCCGATGGCCGCCAGGCTGGAGCGCAGGCCGGCAATCTCCTGCTGCAGGGCCGGGTTGCTGCCCGTCTCCCGATGCCACGCAGCCTTGAGCCAGCCGATGCCAACGCTCAGGCCGGAGCGCACCAGCGGGTCGGCCGCGGCCTTCAGCTTGCCCTTCTTCCAGAGCCTGCCGACGACGATCTCCAGCGTGGTGGCGAAGGCCTTGGCCTCCTGCTTGATGCGCGGGGAGACGGCCTCGGCCAGCTCCACGCTGACCTCAGGGTCACGGGCGTACAGGAACGTAGTCAGGATGCCGACGTAGGTGCCGGCGATCGGCACGCGCACGTCGTACACGTCGGTGTTGGCCTGCTCCTGGCAGTAGGTGCGGTCCTTGGCGTAGCCCTCCCGGGCTCCCTTGTCGAACTCGCGTGCTTCCTCGATCCGCTTCAGCCAATCCTTGACCGCGCCCTCTTCCTCCAGCGTTGCAGCAGCCTGGCGCTCGGCTTCCGCCTGCTCCATCTCGTCTGCTTCGATCGCCTGGGCCAGCTGGTCGCCTGGACCGGTCATAGCATCTTCCTCTTCCGTTCCATCGCGTCGGCCGCCTCGCCGTTGTGCTCGAGCCATTGGCGGCTATAAGGCGTGATGACCCGACCCCGTTCAACGGAGGTCGGCGCCCTTGCGCTGGCGATGGCCGGGAACCGGCTGTGGATGAAGTAGCCCAGTGCGTCCGGCGGGTGATCGAAGCCGGTGGTCTTGTCCGGCATGCCGTTGGCGTCGTAGGCCTGCTTCTCCAGCGCCTCGGTCAACTTGGGGCAGCCCACCGGGTTCACCCGTAGGCGGCGCACGCCCCTGGCATTGCAGAGCATCGCGTTGACGCTCACCACGCGGGCGCGGATGCGTGGGTTGGCCGGCGGCACCCGGACGACGAACCCGGCCGCCCGCAGAAGGCCCAGGTCGGACACGCTGGCGTTGTTGGTGTGCGAGCTCTCCCCGCTGGCGTCGGGGTAGACCGCGATGTGCCGATCGCCGAACCGCTCGCGCAGCGCCACGATCATGGCCGGGGTGTCCCTGACGCCGGTGAACTCTTCCAGCGCCAGCGGCTGGCCGGCCCGGATCACGCAGACGATGGCCGTCATGTTCATCACGTTGAAGTCCATGCCCACGTGGAGCCGGTCGTCGTCGTTGATCGTGGCCAGGGTGCCGTTGAGCTTGCGGTCGTAGGCCGCGTACACAGAGCCGCTGGTCAGGTTCACGAACAGGCCGTTGATGTAGGCCTTCACCAGCTGCGCCGGGTACGTCTCGAACAGGGACTCGATGTAGTCGTCCGGCAGGTTGATCTCGTTGTCGTAGGTGCTGGCGTGGACCTTGCCGTACAGCTCGGCCTTGGCCGGCTCCTGCCCCGGGATCTGCTCGAACTGCTCATAGACGAAGTTGAAGCCCTCGGGCGTCGTCGTCACATCGATACCGTTCTGCAGGCCGGGCGCCTTCACGCGCAGGCGGGCGATGATCTTCCGCCAGGCATCATGTGCCTTCCGCTTCTTCAGCGTGTCGATCTCATCCACCAGACCGCGGCCGATCTTGAAGCCCACGATGCTGGCCGGGTTGTCCATCGACCGGCAGATGGCCGTGCCGCGGTACTGCCGGCCGGCGTACAGGTGCACCTCCTTGTTCGACTGGTTGATCTGCGCTCGCAGCCCCCAGTCGAAGGCCACCTCTTCGATCGTCGGGTAGAAGATGTCGCGGATCTGCGGGTAGCTGGGCGCGAAGTACCCCGTGGGGATCCGTGGGAACTCCCAGGCATGGCGGCACAGGGAACCGCACCCAACCCAGGTCTTGCCCGAGCCGAAGCCCCCTACGAACGCCCGGAACTTGTGCGGCAGCTGGAGGAACTCTGCCTGCGGCTGGTTAAGCGTCGGCACGCTTGCGCCCACTGACCACGTTGACCGTCACGGCAACCGGTGGCGGCAAGTCATCGTCGTCCTTCTCGCCCTCATCCAGGCCGGCCAGCTTTGCCTTGCCCATGGTTGCTTGGACCATCGCGGCGCCCTGCTCCCGCTTCTTGGCCACCTGGCGAGCTTCTTCCAGCTCGGCGACCAGGCTGGCAATGGTCACCCCATGTGCGGCCAGTGCCACCCCACGGAGCTCATCAAGCCTTGCGGCGATCTTGGGGTTGTCCAGCAGCTCCTTCGCCGAGCGGTTGATGGTCTCGGGCTTGGCCTTCTCGGCGCTGTAGCACTTCCGGTAGGCCTCGCTGGCGTTGCCGCTCTCCAGGTACCGCTGGCAGAACGCCTCCTGCTTGGGGGTGAGTCCCGTCATGGGCTCAACCTCCCGATGCGGTGGATCGCCGATTCCCGGAAGTCATGGCGTCACCGAGGGTCATGGCCCCCGGCCGGCCGCACGCGGCCTCTTCCGTGTCGGCTGCGGGCTGTTGTCGACACCTGCCCGCTGGTCGGGCCGGTACTGCAGAGAGCGCCCCGGCCGGCGCTTCGAGATACGGATCGATGGTGTTGGGCGTCTGGCGGTCGCTCATGCCGCCATTACGCGGCAGCGGCCATCTCATGCAACGGAGGGAATGGGAGCTGGAGTTGCACGGGTCGCTCGGCTCCGTCGTCCAACTGGGCAGGCTCATCGTCCAGAGCCCACGCCGGCAGGTGGAAGCGGATGTCCTCTTCCAGGGCGTGCAGGTCAGGGACCGCCGCGTTGCCCCCGCCCATCGGCAACTCCGCATAGGTGCCCATCACCCAGTCGTACTGCTCGGCGTAGAAGCGCTCGGTCCTCGCCTCCCCCGCCATGAGCAGGTAGACCTCGGCCTGGCTGTTGATGGCCACCACCGTGCCGGCCCCCCGGGCGTAGAGCGTCTGGCGGATGCGCTTCTGGAGCCGCTGGGCCAACTCCTGCACCGTGGCACAGTCGTCCAGGCAGAATGCCGGCTTGATGCGGCGCTCCACCTGCCTACGCGGCGTAGGGTCTCGGTTGGTGTCGTGGTTCGAAGTGGCCATCGCATCCTCCCGCTCTACGCATCTCGCAGCTCGTCCAGGACCTCGTCGTCCAATCGGAACGCCGGCAGGCGACCGTCGATGTCGCACGCACCCTGCCGGTCCGGCTGGCGCCGGCAGTGGAACACCCCGTCGCTCAGCTCACGGAACTGGCACACCGAGCAGCGCCCATGGCGGCGAACCCGGGCTCGGTAGCGCTTCCACATGCGGGCGTTTGCGTCGGTCAAGCGGCCACCCCGCTGGCCAGGCGCTGTTCCCCGTACAGGGCAATCAGCAGGGCATCGGCCCGGCCGTTGTCCTTCTTCCGCTTCAGCTCGGCCGCCACAGTGGGGAACCGCTGGATCGCCAGCACCCGGGACGCATCCTTGGGCTGGCCGGTCAGGCCGAACTGGCGCTTCCAACTGGCCGGCTCGGCGCGGGTGTACGGGATGCCTAGCAGCTCCAGCACCGCCTTGGCCTTGCCGTAGTGGTCGCCGAAGTTGAACGACGACTGCGCGCCAGCCCTCCGCTCGCCGTCCTTGGGCGGCATCGCCCGGACGCGCTCAATGACCGCCGACACCGCGGCGCCAGGGTGAAGGTCCCGAGCGGCACGGATGAACAGCGCCACCTGCCGGGCATCCACCTCCCTGTCCTCGCCCAGCAGCGGCATGTCGATGATCGGGCCAGCCTCGCCGTCGGCCAGCACAGCGATGGCCCCGGAAATGCCTGGGTCGATCCCAAAAATCAGGCGACTTGCCATGCGCGCGTCCTCAGTTGGTGCTGTTCGATCAGGGTGTTCTGCAGGTCCAGCAGGTAGTCGTCGCTGCCGATCTCCTGCCGGAACCGGCGGGGCTGCTTGGCGTAGCTGGGGCCGAACAGGCGTTCGCAGGTCTCGGCCGACATGCCGCCGAACGGCTCGCCGCGATGGCTCCAGGAATTCAGGCCGACGGTGAAGTCATGACCGCGCCGCTTGGCGCCGTGCTTGCCGCCGACGGTCAGGTGGTGCACCTCGCAGGGGACGTGCCCGAGGCCCAGGCTGTGGGCGACGATGCAGCCAATCTCGGTGATGGCGTCCATTCGGGTCTGCTGGGCAGCCGTCGGCTTGCCGGTTGAGCGGCCGCGCTTCATGCAGCACCCCATTTCCGAAGAGCCCGAACTAAACTCCGGCCCACAACATCAGGGGAACATTGACATCCATGAAGGAATCGATCACAGGACGAGACCTGTTCGTCATCAGCACCGTATGCACTGGATTTGGCGTGCTTCTGGCTTGGGGCCTGTTCTACCGATGGGGGAGTGCACCGCCATCCAAACCCATTGACTGGCCGGCTTGGGCACAAGCAATTGGCAGCATCATTGCCATTGCCGTGGCCATAGCGGTTCCTTGGTCCATACATCGAGCTGCGGAGGCGTCTGATAAGCGCGTTGAGTATCTGCAAGCCACAACGATCGCAGGCGCATTCCAACCATTCATTAGCTACTACCGCGGCCGAGCAAATTCTCTTCGCAAGATGCTTGAGCAGAATTACTCGGAGAAGCAAATTGCGGAGTTGGTTCCAAAGAATGCCTTTGATGTTGCGCCGACCATTCAGCAGTTCCATCCAAAGCTCTACATGCTTGGCGAGGCGGGCATTGTGGCTAGTGAATTCGTTGCGAATTTGTTCTGGATGTCGCTCTACATGGAGATACTTCACAAGGGGCATGGTGGGAATGCTAGGGACCAGGCACTCATTGATTGCAAGAACCTGATTGCAGTCGCAGATGAGCTCGAACCATTGATCAACCCGTTCTGTAGACCCCGCGATAGACGAGTTAGGAAGTAGGCTGAACTTCATGCAACCCTCCGCTGCTGCTCGCCGTAGTCGCGATACCGCGGTTCGTTCAGCCGCACACCGTTCTCCACGGCCCAGGCCTGCGCGAAGGTGATCAGGTCCGCCATGTCGCCCACGGACATGGTCCGGGTCTGCACGGCCAGGTTCACCACGCTGGCGCCGTCCAGCGACGGCACGATGTCGCCCTGCTGCCGGCTTTCGGTACGCGCCCAGGCGTCGACCAGCAGGCGCTTCCAGCCCTCCTTGTCGATCCAGCGGCCGGCCCACTGCCGCTGCTGGGCGATGTCCTCGCAGATGGCATGGAGCATCGCGTTCTGCTCCAGACTGCGAGTGGACTTGCACTCCTTGACCTCGACGCGGACGGCCCGGCCGAGCTCCAGGTACTGGCAGGCAAAGCGCCAGGCCGCGGCCATGCGGTCCCGGGCGTTCTCGGCCCGGAGGATGAAGGTACTCATTGGTCACCTGCCCTTGCCGCAGCAGCCGTGGTCTTCATCCGGCCGAAGCCGGCCGCCTTCGCGGGCTTGTCGGGGGTAGTGGCGATGGGCGCCGGCTGCCAGTACTCCGGCAGGTTCGAGAACCGGAACTGTTCCGGCTGGTACAGCACGCGAACGTCGCCGGACGGGCCGTTGCGCTGGATGCCCACGATCAGCTCGGCCGTGCCGCGGTAGCGGGTGTTCCGGTCGTAGATCTCATCGCGGTAGATGAACACCACCGCGTCGGCGTCCTGCTCGATGGAGCCGGAGTCGCGCAGGTCCGAGACAATGGGGCGCTTGTCGGGCCGCTTCTCCAGGTCCCGGTTGAGCTGGGACAGCAGCAGCACCGGCACCTTCAACTCGGCCGCCATCAGCTTCAGCGCCCGGGTGATCTCGCCGATGCCGGCGGCACGGTTGTCCCCCACCACGGTCATCAGCTGCAGGTAGTCGATCACCACCAGGCCCAGCGGGTTGCGGGCATGCTGCCGGCGCACCTGCGCAACCACATGCTCCACGCGAGCATTGCGCGGCCGGCTCACGAAGATGGCGGCCTCGCGCAGACGCTTCATCGCGCGGGTGACGTTGCTCCAGTCGTTGTCGTCCAGCTCGCCCGATCGGATCCGCTGGCCGTCGATCCCGCCGATACTCGCCAGCATGCGATCGCCCAGTTCCTCGGGCTGCATCTCGAAGCTGAAGACCGCCACGGCCTTGTGCTGCTGCAGCGCCACCCACTCGGCGATGTTCTGCGCCAAGGTGGTCTTGCCCATCTTCGGGCGGGCTGCCAGGACGTACAGCCCGCCCGGCTGCAGGCCGCCCAGCAGTGCGTCCAGGTCCGTGATGCCCGTGGACAGCCCATGCACCTGGGTGCCGGCCGTGGCGCGCTCGGACAGGCGGTCGTAGACCCGCTGCATCACCGGCGCGACCGACTCGAGCTCGCACGGCTCGCTGTCCAGCAACCCACCGATGCGGCTCTGGGCCTCGCCCACCAGCTCCACGCTGCTGCGGCCGTCCGGAGCGAACCCATCGTTCACCATCGCCGTGCCGACGTCGATCAGCTGCCGCAGCCTGGCCTTGTCGGCCACGATCTCGGCATAGGCCCGGATGTTCGCCGCCGACGGCGTGGTGCTGGCCAGCTCCAGCAGGTAGGCACCCTCGCCCACCTGATCCAGCTTGCCGCGAGACTCGAACCACTCGCCGATGGTCACCGCGTCGAAGGGCTGCTCCTTGGCGGCCAACTCGGCGATGGCTCGGAAAATCAGCTGGTGGTCACGGCGGTAGAAGTCCTTGGCCGTCACCACGTCCGCCACGTTCCACCAGGCCCGCGCCACCAACATCAGGCCGCCCAGCACGGCCTGCTCGGCGTCGATGCTGTGCGGGGGAACACGGGCGCCCTGCGGTGCTGCGGACTCCTTGGTGCCGGCGTACAGAGCCGCCATCCGCTCCAGCTCGCCCTGGGTGTCGATCGGCGCGGTCATGCCGCATCCCCCAGCGCGGTCACGGCCTGGTCCATGATCTGTGCGAAGCGGTCCTCGGCCAGCAGCACGTCCAGGTTCTGCTTCCAGCGCGGATTGTTCGGGTTCGGCACTTCGCCGCGCAGCCACGGGTCAGCGGCGCACTGCTCGAAGTAGGCCTGCCAGAAGGCCGCGGCGTCGTACTCCCAGCCCAACTGCCGGCACAGCTGGCGGGCCAGCTTGTCCGCGGCCAGCACCCGCCGCTGGCGTTTCGGGTTCAGCACCACGATGCGCTGGCAGCTCGGCAGCAGCTGGTGGTAGGCAGCCAGGACGATCTCGGCCGTCTTGCCGCCAGGGTGCGGATGCACGGTTGCGGCTTGCGGGGCGTCCGGCAGCAGGTCGACGGCGTCGTCCGGCGGCTGCGAATCCGAACGAAGTGAGGATTGCTCTCCTCCCTTCCCTTCCCCTCCATTCCACTCCGGGGGTGAGGGCTCGTCGAGCGCTCGCCGAGCATCAGCAGAGAAAGGCGGATGCTTGTACGTCGGCTTGTCGATTTTCTGGTGCTTCTTCCAGCCAGTGACGTGCAGGAATTCCTTGGAATCGCTGGTATAGAAGGCGATCAGGCCATTCGACGAAAGCTCGTCGAGCAGTCCCTGAACATCCACCGAGGAAATGTCGTCACCGGGGAAGATTTCAGCCTTGATCGTCTTGGCACTGGCCACGTGGTTGCCGGCGTCGTCGCAGAAATTCCACAGGCCGATGAACATCAGCCGAGCCATCGGCGAGCATTCCATCACCTGCTCGCTGGACCAGAACTCGGGCTTCACGGATCGAATCCTGGCCATCACGCACCCCGCAGCAGCTGGAGGCAGCCGGCGATGTGCCAGCGCTGCTGGACCAGCCAGATGGCCCTTTCCAGGGGATCGGTCATGTACCTCATGCCGCCACCCCGCCCAGCCGCGCCATGCGGCCCTGCAGTGCCTCCAGCCCCTTCACCGCGGCGATGAACTCGCGCTGCAGCTGGGCGGCCTCGTCCTCGGGGTTCAGCGGCTGCGGCTCGGTGTAGCCTGCGTCCCGGGCCTCATAGTGCGCCAGGATGTGCACGCCGGCCTTGCGCGCTGCGCGCCGGATCAGCCGCAGCTCGCCCAGGTCCAGCTTCTCGCGCTTGTCGGGGTTCAGGCAGTGCGCCAGCTTCCGGCCGGCCTCGTCCGCCGGCATGGCCGGCCAGAGAGTCGAGCCCACGACCTTGTTCCCGCCCAGGGCGGTAACGCAGTCGCGGATCGCGTCCTCGTAGGTCTCGTAAAACAGGGGCAGTTGGTGGTCCGCCATGGTGGTTTCCTCGGTGGTCCCACCGCGTGGGACTGCGTGGGACAGGCTCATCAGGTCGAAATAAGGGCCCAGCCCCGAAGGACCGAGCCGCGTGGAGTCAGTGGAGAAGTGCCCGCAGAACGTCGTAGTGCTGCAGCGCATGTGCGGCCGGCTCTACGCCATCAGCCGCCGCGGTGATCGGGTGTCCGTGCGCGTCATCCCGAAGCGCGAAAGGCAGCGCCCCACCCGGCCCGGCGTGGTCGTGCCGTTCCCGGGGCGCTGACGTGGCCATGTCAGGCTGCCACCCCTTCACGTGCCAGCTGCGTCTGCTGCCACTGGGCGAACATCGCCGCCGCGAACTCGGCATTGGTACGCTGCTCGACCAAGGCCCAGAAACCGATCTCGGCCATGGCATCCTCTGCATAGCCGGCAGGCACCCCGCCATTGGCGGCGCACCACTCCAACATGCGGCCATGGGCCGTGAGCAACCGATCCGAGGTCTTCTCAGACATGGCCACCTCCGAACAGATCGACGCGGCACTGGCGAGGCTGGAACGAGCCAAGGCCGAGAGGGACAGCTGGAAAGGTCGCAGCGACCACCACTACGCGATGGCTGCGCATCTGGTCGCTGCCCTGGAGAAGGAGCTCGCCAGACTGTTGAGCGAAGGCGAACACTAGGCCGCCTCGCCCTTCTCGGGCGCCGGGCCGAAGACGTCGGGGCGCAGGTCATGGCGGGAGACGCCGGTGGCTGCCTCAATGGCAATCACGCGCTCCACCGGCACCTTCTTTCGGTCGTACCAGCCAGAGATGGAGGGAGACCGGATGCCGAGTCGATTGGCAAGGGCCAGCTGGCTGCCGGCGGCTTCAACTGCTCTGTCGAGGGCTGTCATGTCCATAGCTGCATTAGCTCACGACTAACGATCAAATGCAAGCCAGCAGCTAACCGATTCCAATTAGCCTTTCGCTAACATCGTGCTCATGGACATCGGCGAAATCAGACACCGCAACTTCCAAGCCCTGATCGCGAGCCTCGAGCGAGCCGGTGCAACGACCCGCGCCGCACAAGGCGCCAGGCTTGGCGGATTCCTATCTGCTTCCTACGTCTCGCAGCTCTTGGGCGGCAAGTACATGGGGGATGAGGTCGCCCGGAAGATAAGCGAGGCCCTTGGCCACGAGCGCGGCTGGATGGACCGGCCACAGTGGCCAGACGAGGGGGCGGCATCCATTCCGATCTCTCCCATTGCGACAAACGAAGGTTACGTTCGCGTCGATCAGATCGACGCAACGGGAGGCATGGGGGGGGCTGTGATCAACGACGATCATCCTGAAATCATTCGCTCAGTCGAGTATGGCGAGGCGTACATCCGGGCGCTCATTGGGTTCGTTCCACCACCTGGCCGCCTAAAGTTGGTATCCGGCGCAGGGGATTCGATGCGCCCTCTCATTGAGCCTGGAGAGCCCACATTGATGGACTCCGGAGTCACCACGTTCCGCGGCGATGGACTCTACTGGATAGGCTTAGGCGACCGCGATGACGGTCACCAGATCAAGATGCTGCAGCAGCGCGGCGATGGTTTGTGGGTGGTCAGCGCTAACCCACTCTATCCACCATTTCCGTTCCCGCCGAATGGCCGGATTGGGGGGCAACTCTACATCCGGCACAGGATTGAACGGTTCAACTGAGTTCTACCAGGACCCTTCGTGCCGGAGTTATGTCCACTGATTTTCAGAAGGAGTTTGCGAATGCCCAAGAGTGAAGCCGAGATCGAGCAGCAGAACGTAGATACCCTGAAGATGATGGTGGATCAGATCGCTGCATTGCAGCTCGCCGTGCAGGTGATGGCGGAGACTCGACCCGACAGAAGGTCATTGCAGCAAGCGATGAAGACGATCAGGCACGACATCAACAGCGATGACGTGGTAAGCAAGGATCAGGCCTTCATGAAAGTGGTGGATGATGCGGAGCGGCTCCTAGGCTTCCGCAAGAGCGGCTAGCGTTGTACCTCCAGGTGAACAAAGAGCCCCGCTTCGACGGGGCTTTTTGCTGGTCGATGGAAATACTGAACGGAAATCGGCGCGTTCAGCTGGGAACTAAACTCTGTTAGCTGTTAGCTATTGACTAAACGTTAGCGCCCGGCTAACGTAACTCCATCGCCCCACGACACCCGGATACCCGGAGGGGCTTGGAGACTGGGATGGCACTGCAGCACCAGACGATGAGCCGGTCCGCGCAGCGGGCCTACGACGACCAGGCGCCGTCTGAGGATGGCGAAGCGCTTGCCGAGCGCATTGACGCCCTGATCGAGCAGTACCGGGCAAACCCGGCGAAGGTCGCCGAGGCGGACCAGTGGATGTCCGGGACCCTGAGCGAGGCCGCCTATGACGGCATCGAGTCGATGTTCGCGGACATTGGCGACCGTATCCCCCCGACCGGGAAGATCCTTGGGTCCGACCTGGAATCCCTGCCCCAGCCTGTGATCGACAAGATCGCCGCGGTTGCCCGCGAGGCGTCGGCCAGCCGGTCGGTGTACCTGCGCGACCTTGCCGAGGCAGCGGCGAACAGCGAATCGCGGTTCGCTCCGGAGGCTGCGGCATGAGCGCCCCCGTGGATGTGCTGACTGACCTGCGCGACGTGGTCCGCATCGCCAAGGCTGCCAGCTTTGGCGTCCCTGGAAACGCACCTCGCATCGAGCGCGCAGAGAAGGCTATCGCAGCCTTGGCCACGCTGATCGCGGCGGCTGTCGAAAAAGCGACCGACGGCTGCCCGTGCGACAGCTACGAGGCCCTGCGTGTCGCTGTCCGTAACTGCGGAGGTGACGCATGAGCGCGCACAAGCACACGCCGGAATGGAATGTGTCCCGCCTCACTCCGTCCCGTGTCGATACGCCGGACGGCTCAATCAGCGTGTCTTGGTCGAGCAACGCAGATGGCGGCGAGCGCAACCGCAAAGCCGAGAATGCTGCCCGCCTGATCGCCGCCGCGCCGGAGCTGCTGGAGGCGTTGAACAAGCTGACTAGCTTCGTCGTGACTGATGTCGTGGAGAGCTGCAACGGTAACAAGTGCCGCGAGCCGTGGTGCGCAGGCTGCTTTGGCGAAGAAGTAGCCGAGCAGACGATACGTGAGGCACAGGAGGCGCTAGATGCCGCACGCGCCGCAATCGCCAAGGCTACGGGAGAGCCCGCATGAGCTTCGAGAGAGCCCTTCAGGTCGCGGCGAAGCAGACCGCGCGCGACATGGTCGTCATCGCTGTGCTGGCGTTTCTTGCCGGCTTCGGTGCGGCAACGCTGCTGGGGGCGCTGTCGTGATCGCCCTGGCCCTGACGATGATCGGCCCGGCGCTGGGTGGCGCGCTGATCCTTCACCTGTGGCAGACCAGGCCGCCGAAACCCCGGCCGCCGATGGCCGTGTACCGCCGCCGCAGGCAGGTGCAGCCGTGATCCGCCTCGCCCTGTACACCGCGGCGCTGGTGTTCTTCGCCGACATGCTGCGCCGCGCGGTGATCGTGCGCGCCGACTCCTTCGTGCTGCCGCTGGCCCTCCTGTGCCTCTGGCTGCTGGTGCTGATCGTCCGCGCCTTCCGCCACGAGCATCGCCGGCTTACCCGCCGCCGCACCGACTTCGTCCGCCCGCGCAGCTTCCCCGCCCAGCGCAAGCGCGACACCCGCTGATCCCCGCCGGCGTGGCCGGCCCTACGGAGGCAACACCCATGTTCCAACTGGAAAAGCACGACTCGGCCATCGCCAACGTCAACCAGCGCATCGAGCGCCATGGCGAGGAACGCGAGCTGGCAGCCGACATCAAGTTCACCACCAGCGCCGGCAATAGCCTGCTGGACAGCATCGAGAAGGGGCTGAAGGAAGCCCTGTTCCGCAAGCCCGGCAAGGGCGAGCAGCAGGACCTGCCCATCGGCGACACGCCCCTGTCGGCCGTGAAGTTCCCCAGCCTGGAGCCGCTGAAGCTGGCCCACGAGTTCCTGGGCTACGAGCTGCAGATCGACGGCCTGCTGGAAGGCGTGGAGCCCATCGTCCTGGTCGACGTGAAGCTGAAGCGCTTCGTGATCGAGCCCAAGGAAGGCGGCAGCGTCGGCCTGTCGTTCACCGCGTCGGCCAACGTCACGCCCGACGAGCTGGCCGAGCTGTCCGAAGCGCTGATCCGCGAGGACGTGCTGCTGACCCTGACCCCGCCGAAGGCCGCTGCTCAGCAGACCGACCTGGCCGCCTGATCCCCCTGCCCTGCGCACTCCCCAGCGCAGGGCGAACCGCGGCAACTGGCCTCCCCTCCAGTTCCGCACCCGGCCGGGCGGGTAATCCCGGCACCTATTCCCGAGGCTCCCATGCCCGACCTGTACGACGAGAACGCCGAGTTCCTCGACGTGACCGACGACCGCGAGCCGGAACTGCCCGGCCCGGTATTCCCGCAAGACCTTTCCCAGCCTGAGGAGTTCTAACCATGGCTCTGCGCATCATCCGCTCCACCGACCCCATCACCGTCAGCCGCGTGAACCTGTGCATCTACGCGGCGCCCGGCCTGGGCAAGACGTCGATCTCCTTCACCGCCGACAAGCCGCTGCTGCTGGACTTTGATCGCGGGGCGCATCGTGCGGCCAACCGCAAGGACACCGTGCAGGTGGACCGCTGGGAGGACGTGGCCAGCATCACTGCCGACGACCTGGCCGATTTCAACACCGTGGTGGTGGACACTGCCGGCCGCGCGCTCGACGTGCTGACCGCTGACATCATCCGTCGGAATCCGAAGGCCGGCCGCGGTGGCGCGCTCACGCTGCAGGGCTACGGCACGCTGAAGGCTGAGTTCGTGGCGTGGTTGAAGCACCTGAACAGCCTCGGCAAGGACGTGGTGCTGATCGCCCACATGGACGAGCAGCGCAACGGTGACGAGATCATCGAGCGCCTGGACGTCCAGGGCGGCAGCAAGGGCGAGATCTACAAGGCCGCCGATGCAATGGGCCGGCTGTCGATCCGCGACGGCAAGCGCATGCTGAATTTCAGCCCCACCGACTCGCAGTTCGGCAAGAACCCGGGGCAATTGGACCCGCTGGAAGTGCCACATCCCGAGCGCGCACCGGAATTCCTGGCCGGTGTCATCCAGCAGATCAAGGACAAGCTCAACGCGATGACGGAGGAACAGCGTGAGGCGCAGGCTGCGCTGGAGAAGTGGCGCACCAATCTGGCCGACGTGGAGGATGCCGACGGCATCAACGGCCTGCTGGACGCGGCGAAGTCCAGCTCGCGCGCCGCGCAGATCCTGCTGCACGACCGGGCAACCGCGCTGGGCCTGACCTTCGACAAGAAGGTCGGCGAGTACGTCGCACCCAAGGCGGCCTGACCATGCTGGCCCGCGTCTCCAATATCGAAGCCTTCCGCCGCTGGCGGGAGGCCGAGGATCAGCCGGTGGAGGACTTGATCGAGTTCATCACCGTGGACAACCCGACCCCGGCGATGCTGGCCGGCACCGCGTTCCACGAAGCGCTGGAGCATGCCCAGCCTGGCACCTACGAGGTGCTGGAGGCGATGGGCTACACGTTCCACCTGCCCGATGCCGAACTGGTGCTGCCGACCATCCGCGAGGTGCGGGCCTATGGCCAGTACGGCGACCTCACGGTCACCGGCAAGGTGGACTGCCTGGACGGCCGGCGCGTGGACGACCACAAGACCACCAGCCGCTTCGACGCCGAGCGGTATCTGGCCGGCTACCAGTGGCGGTTCTACCTCGACCTGTTCGGTGCAGACGTGTTCCGCTGGAACGTGTTCGAGCTGCGCGAGGAAGAGCCGCAGGTGTTCCAGGTGTCCGCCCCACAGCTGCTGGAGATCACCCGCTACCCGGGAATGCACGACGACTGCATGCAGCTGGCGCTGGACTATCTGGCCTTCGCGCACAACCACCTGCCTGCCGACATGCCGGAGGCGGCCTGATGGGCACCGTCACCTTCCAACCCGAAGAGAGCCGCGCCGGATCGCGCCGCGGCGGTGCCGCCCGGGCTGCGCTGTACGCACACGTCGTGGAGGGCCAGCTCTGCACGACAGCCCAGATTGCGCGCCGACTGGGCATCTCGCCCGACGCCGCCTACCAGCGGATCAAGAAGCGCCCGCACCCGCTGACGTGGGATTCCCTGGCCATGAAGTGGAGGAAGGCTGCATGAACTTGCCCTACGAGAACGCCACCAGCGGCGACAAGGCCATCGGCGAAATCCAGAAGATGCTGCGCGCGTTCGGCTGCCAGCGGTTCGCCACCGGCGAGGACTACGAGACCGGCGAGTTGTTCGTTCAGTTCGAGCATCACGGCCGGCAGGTGCAACTTCGCGCCAGTGCGAAGGGCTACGCCGTGGCATGGCTGAAGGCACACCCGTTCACCAGCAGGACACGCGGAACCAAGGCGGACCACGAAGCCAAGGCGCTGAAGATCGGCGGCATCGCCGTCTACTCAATCCTCCGCGACTGGGTGAAGGGCCAGGTCACGGCCATCGAAATCGGAATGCTGACGTTCGAAGCCGCGTTCCTGTCCCACATCCTGCTGCCGAATGGGCAGACGGTCATCGAGCATATGCACCAGCAGAAGCTGCTGCCGGCGGAGGTGAAGCAGTGAACCGGCACTTCACCCGCCGCGTCCCGAAGCGCAACGAAGGCCTCAGCTGGGGCCGCTTCCCGACCGACGACGGCTCCGCTGTGACCTACCGCCTGTTCCGGCGCGACCACCGAGGCGCGCTGCACATGGAGGCCCGGACCTTCTTCACCAGCGCCGATCCCACCTACATAGCCAAGGTCCTGCGCCACGCAAAGCGCCAGCTGCGCGACCGCGTGGACGAGATCGACCTGGCCGCCATGGAGCAAGCAGCATGAGTACCAATCCCCAGGCCAGCCAGCTGGCCGTAGCCATGTTCGAAGCGTTCGCGCGCAACAGTGGCAACTCGCCTTCCGATCACTTCGACCGCAATGCCGCCGAACAATGGATGCAGCAAGCCCTGGACGAATGCCTGCCGAAGCCAGCCGCAGCGCAGGAGGCGGCTGCAGAGGTTCTCTCCTGTCGCGTAGGCAATGACACAAGCACAATCGATAAAGCGCTCCCCATAGGAACCAAGCTCTACGCCGCCCCCGTCACCGCAGCGCCGGCCGACCTGATCGAACGCTGCAGGGAGATTCTCGCGTGGCAGAGGACCGGAGTTCTCCCAGGCGACGCGCTGCGCGCATACGCAAACGCCCGGTGGCCCGATGAGCATGACCCGCTGCAGATCGCGGAAAAGGAGACCGCGCGCGAGGCGTTCCGAATCCTTGCCAGGGCTGCCGCGGCCATCACCCCCGCAGCGCCGGGGATCGACCTGTCCGAAGTCCCGCGCTACACCTTGGCACACGGTGACTTTACGTCGGAGATGCTCGAACACTCGCAAGGCGCGTGGGTCCGCCTTGGCGACGTGGAATCGGCCCTGATCGACGCCAGCCCTAAGGGGGCGGCACCGCGCTTTGAACTGACCAACGGCCAGATCGCGCAGCTGTTCAATTTCGGCGGCACGCCGCCCTCCGGCACGTTGCTGGAGGACCAGGACGTGCTCGTGATCCAGAACGCCGATACCGGTCACTCCGGGCCGGGGTTGTATGCCCACTACGAGGACATGCCCGAGGAGGGCGCTATCTACTTGGACGGCCAGCTGCCGGACAGCCCCAAGGGCGGCAGCGACGCACTGTCCCGTGCCTACGGCTACCTGTGGCATGTGAACCACCCGGAGGACATTCCGGCCGGCCATCCCTTCATGTCGTCGGACCGCGCCGCAGTGGAGGCGCGCAAGGAACTGCGCGACATGCTTACCCATCAACAGCGAGGCGAAGGCATCAACTGGGTTCGCCAGAAGCTCCTTGTCGACATGCATGCCACCAGCCCCGAGGCCACGCTGAACGAACAGTTCGGAAGCGCCGAAGGGTTGAGCGCCCCTGAGGACGATGGCCTCGCGGTACGGCGCGTCGCTGATCACATGGCCCAGGTCATCGACTACATCGACAAGCGGTACCCGGACGCGGCGATGCTGGATCGCGGCCCGATCCTCCGCAATATCCGGCAATGGGAGAAGCGGCTGCGTGCCGTACTGGTGGGCAGCCCCAAGGGCGGCAGCGAGGCGCTGGATGCGCTCCGCGTCGCGTACCGGCATCTGGACGTGGAATCGCTGCGTGTCAGCCACTGCAACGATCTGGCGATCATCCACGCCGCAATGCAGGCCGGCGATGCGGAGGTGCGGCCGTGAGCGAGCTTGCAGATGTTCTATCCGCGCCGGTGGATGTCCGGGCAGTGATGGCACGCCTGGAGCTGCAAACATTGCAGCGTGGCGGGTCGCCGTCGTGGGAGACCATTGCCTCCGCGCGCGCAGCCATCACCGAGCTGATCGAGGCGGACCAGGAGTACGACTCTGCGCACGACCACCTGCGCAGCGTCAAGTGCGGATGGAAATTCGACCCAGCGTTCGCCACCGACGAAGAGTGGGCGCCACTTCGGTCGGCGGAAAAGAGGTTGGAGGCATCAATCGCCCGTCGCGCCGCCGCTCTCGGCCGCGTGCAGGTCAACAGCCACGGCGCGGAGGTGCAGCCGTGAGCCAGGTCATCATCTTCCCGCGCGGGCAACTGACCGAACTGGACCGCGCGCGCATGGACGAGGTTGGCATCGTCGCCGTCGAGGCCGACAACCCGGAGCAGGTCGTCATCACCGCACCCGGCGTACCACTTGCCGGCGCTGATGACCTGATGCTGTCCGCCCTCCATGCCGTTGTGGAGTGCGGATTCGGCTCAGCGGCTACGGAGTTCGCCAAGGAACTGCGCCGGCGGCTGACGACGCGCGAGACGCAGGCCAACAGCCACGGTGCGGGGGATCGGGCATGAAGATCAACAAGATGCTTCTCGTCCACGCCCTGATGGGTGCCGCTGCAGCCATTTCGCTGGAGCCACTGGCGCCTGCCCCTTCCGCCCGCGAGCACGACAAGCTGCCGCGTAAGTTCACCGATGCCCGCAAGGCCGAGGCCGAAGCCAAGCGGCAGCGCAAGGCGGCGAAACGCGCAAAGGTGGTGCGCCATGGCTGAGCGGAAGAAGCCGACCGGCTACGTTGCGCGCTGCCAGTGCGGCGAGATCGTTGGTGCTATCGACTTGGAGCGCAGCGACCGCAAGGACATCGGCCAGATCATGGGGCGCTGGGTTTCCGAGGGCCTGACGCTGGAGCCGCGCTTCACTGGTAGCTGGAGCTGCCATGTCATTGCATGCGGATGCAAGGAGGCCCGCCATGGCTGACCTGATGCAGCAGGCCCGCGAGCTGCTTCCGTGCCCATTCTGTGGCGGGGAGGCGACCCTGCGGATGATCGGAAACGTGCACAGCACGCGGAAGTGCGTCGTTAAGTGCAGCGGCTGTCGGTACGAGCGAACTGATGCCGTTTTGCGCTATGGCGACGAATGGCTGCTGAAGACCGCCATTGCCGCGTGGAACCGCCGCTCCGCCATGCGCGCCGCGCCGGAGGGGTTCGTGCTGGTGCCGGTAGAGCGCGGCCAGTTGTACGTCTGCCCGACCTGCCACGGCCCTGGCGTTGTCACCAAGGCGGTCCACGACGCTACACGGGCCGCCCGCCCGCAGGGGGTGAAGGAATGAAGGTCGCAATTACTGCAACAATCGCCGTTCTGCTTTCTGCGTGCGGTTCATCATCTCAGGCCGCGTACCCACGGTATGAATCTGACCGGGAACTCAGAGCCGAAAGGTTCGACGCCTGCATGAAGTTGCTTCCAATCGGGCCAACAAACACGAAGTACAACGATTGGGCAGAGGTTGTTAGCGAGTGCGAGCTTGCTGCTTACCGGCAATCCTTACGATGCGTCGAGAACTGCCCTGTCTTCAAGGACAGCCCGCAGGGGGTTAAGTGATATGGCCGGTGGAATGGAATGGGTGCGCAGGAACTACGGCGTCCCAGCAAAGCGCGGCGGTCGCGTCGAGTACACCGGCGATGGCAGGCCTGAGCTTGGGACGATCATCTCTGCAACGGCGAGCGGCCACCTGAAAGTCGAGCTGGATAGCCAGCCCTTGGCCATCAGGCTGCACCCGACGTGGAAAATTCGCTATCTGGACGCGGACAGCCCGCAGGAGGCGAGCGATGCCTGACTTCGCCGAGATCCAGCACCATGCCCGGCAGCTGGCCGGTATGTCCGGCGTCGACTTGGAGCGCGCGCCACCGCGCACCTGCCGCCTGTGGGAGGCACGCGCACTCGCTATGTTCCACCTGGCCGCCGGCGACAAGGCCGAGGCCCACAAGGTCATGGCGCCGTTCAAGCGCCCCAACCTGAAACGCAATGGAGGTAGCCGACATGGCTGACGAAATCGCCCTGTGGCCACTGAAGGAGGTCAAGCTCCGGGTCGGCCTCAGCACGGCTACGATCTACAGGATGATGGCCAAGGATCTGTTCCCGAAGCCGCGCAAGATCGGCACGAAATCGCTCTGGTTCTCGCCGGAGATCGAGGAATTCATCCTCGCTGTTGCGGCCGGCAAAGCCTGGTCCCCGAACATGGGGCAAAGCATGGGGCAAGACCTCGCGGCATGAAAAAAGCCACTGAAATCAGCGGCTTAGATCAGGTCTTGGCGGAGTGAGAGGGATTCGAACCCTCGATAGAGCTTTTGACCCTATACTCCCTTAGCAGGGGAGCCCCTTCGGCCTCTCGGGCATCACTCCGTTTTCTCTTTGCCCTGCCGCGTGTTCCGTGGCAGGGCGCGAAGAATACCGTTTAACGGGGTGAAAGGTAAACCCTTATTCGGAAGTTTCTTCACTTCCCTGTGCAGCGGGCTCGTCGCCGCGCTGGATACGCTGGAAAATTTCCTCACGGTGCACCGCCACGTCCTTGGGCGCGGTGATACCGATACGTACCTGGTTGCCCTTGACGCCGAGCACGGTCACGCTGACCGAGTCACCAATCATCAGGGTTTCGCCTACACGGCGAGTCAGGATCAACATTGTGCGAGTCTCCATGGAACCGGTGGGGGTTTCCCACCGGCATTGGCGCGCCAAGAACCTGCGCCCCACGACAAAGGGAAAAGACTCCCAATGTTAATGGCAGGCCGCAGGCACCTTCAAGGCGCGCGGCTGCCTGCGTTCATGCCAAGTGTGGCTTGATCCATTCCAGCACGCCGTCGAGCGCGGCGACCAGCCTGGGACCGTCTTCACCGCCACCCTGTGCCAGATCAGGACGACCACCGCCCTTGCCCCCGATCTGACCGGCGACATGGGACAACAGTTCCCCGGCCTTGACCCTGCCCATTGCCGAGCCATTGACGCCTGCGACCAGGGAGGCCTTGCCGTCCTGGGTACCGGCCAACAGGATCACCGCATCGCCCAGCTGCTGCTTGAGCCGGTCCATCGCCTCGCGCAGCGCCTTGGCGTCGAAACCCTCAAGGCGCGCCGCCAGCACCTTCACGCCGCCGATCTCGACCGCCGAAGCACCGAGGTCGGCAGTCGCGCCCGAGGCCAGCTTGGCCTTGAGGGCCTCCAGCTCGCGCTCGAGCCGCTTCTGCCGCTCGCCGAGCTGGCGGATCTTCTCCACCACATCGGTCGCCGCCCCGCCCAGCAGGCTGGCAGCCTCGGCCAGGCGGGCTTCCTCGGCATCCACGTGGTCCAGCGCGCCCTGCCCGGTGACGGCCTCGATGCGGCGCACGCCGGACGAGACGCCGCCCTCGGCGGTGATCTTGAACAGGCCGATGTCGCCGGTGCGCGACACGTGGGTGCCACCGCACAACTCGGTCGAGTAGTCACCCATCTTCAGCACGCGCACGTTCTCGCCGTACTTTTCGCCGAACAGTGCCATCGCCCCGAAATCCAGCGCCTCCTGCATGCCCATGTGGTGCACTTCGGCGGCGTTGTTGGCGCGGATCTGCTCGTTGACCTTGCGCTCGATGAGCGCCAGTTCCGCGCTGCTGATCGGCTGGAAATGCGAGAAATCGAAGCGCAGGCGGTCCGGCGCCACCAGCGAGCCCTTCTGCTGCACATGGCTGCCCAGCACTTCGCGCAGCGCGGCATGCAGCAGGTGGGTGGCCGAGTGGTTGAGGATGGTGGCACCGCGACGGGCGCTGTCGATCCCGCCGGCGAGCATGTCGCCGAGCTTGATCACGCCCTGCTTCACGGTACCGACGTGGCCGTGGAACTGGCCGGCGAACTTCTGCGTATCGGCAACCGCAAGCTCCACGCCGCTGCAGGACAGCATGCCGGTATCGCCAATCTGGCCGCCGGATTCAGCATAGAACGGCGTCCTGTCGGTGAACAGGATCACCTCGTCACCCGCCTGCACCTCCTCCACCGGACGGCCGCCCTTGAGCAGGGCAACCACCTTGAGGCCGTCGGCGTGCTGCTGGTCGTACCCCAGGAAGACGGTGGGCGACAGGGTCGCGACCAGCTCGGCGGGCAGCGTCACGCCACCGCCGAACTTGCCGGCGGCGCGCGCCATCTCGCGCTGGTGCTCCATGGCGCTGTCGAAGCCGGCCATGTCCACCGTCATGCCGCGCTCGCGGGCGATGTCGGCGGTCAGGTCGACCGGGAAGCCATAGGTGTCGTACAGGCGGAAGGCATCGGCACCCGGAATGACGCCATCGTCGACCTTGGCCGCGACGTCGTCGAAGATCTTCATGCCCGCGTCCAGGGTCTCGGCGAACCGCTCCTCCTCGGCCAGCAGCGCCTTGTGCACCGTGGTGGCGGCGGCCGGCAGCTCCGGATAGGCCTCACCCATCTGCTCGACCAGGGTCGGCACCAGCTTGTGGAAGAACGGCTGGCGCACGCCCAGCATCCAGCCATGGCGCAGGGCGCGGCGGATGATCCGGCGCAGCACATAGCCGCGGCCTTCGTTGGACGGCAGCACGCCATCGACGATGAGGAACGAACAGGCGCGGATATGGTCGGCGATCACGCGCAGCGACTTGTTCTCCAGGTCGGCGGTGCCGGTCAGCCCGGCCGCCTGGCGGATCAGCG